CCATCAAGAAGCATCGTAGAAGTAACCGTGCCAGTATCAGCAATCGTAACAGCCGTACCACTAATCTTAGTCTTATCAATCGCGGCAGAAGCATTAACATCCGCATTAACAATAGTACCATCAACAATATCACTACTAGTAATACTAGCAGCAAGATTTAACTTACTATAAGCAATAGCCGCACCCGTAGCCACATCAGCATTAACAATACTACCAGTAAGAATAAGTTTAGCATAAGTAATACTACCAGCAAGCATAGCATTAGTAACACTCAAAGGAGGAATAGCGCCCAGCGTAAAGTTAAAAGCAGCAGTATCAACATAACTAGTAGTAGCAACATTAGTAGAACCATCAAGTTGCGTTTGAGTAGTAGCCGTAGAACCATTAGGAAGATCAACAACACCTAACTTAACCGTAGTAACAGCACCGGCAACAATAGCAGCAGAATCAACACTATTATCCGCCAACTCCACACTAGTAATCGTATTAGCACCAATCTGAAGCGCATTATACAAACCCGTAATATCACCAGCAAAAACAGTACTCGTCTTAAGAACATCATAAGTACCAATCTCAATACCAGCATCAACAAGAACCGCCTCCATACGCTCAGCAAGAGCCTGCAAACGAGCAGCACCACTACTAATATCATCCGACCCTAGAGGATACGGAAAACTATAAACACCAGTATAACTAATAGCATTAGCCATAAACACACCCCCTAAAATTAGACAATCCTTTTACCGCCAATAGTCTCACCCGTATTACCCTGCGTAAGAACCTGCCGAGCATAAGAGTTAATCTCATTACGAATAATATTAACAACCCAAGACTGGAATGCTTGCTTACCAGCAGGAGTAGTTAAATCAAAATCAGGCATATTATCCATCAGACCCTACCAGCCCTAAGAGGAGTAAACCCAACAGTAAAGCCCTGCATCTCCACACGAGTAGGACGAGTAACAGTACCATTATAAGGCTTCTTATAATCATTCAACTGGTACAAACGAAAACCAACACTCGAATAACGCCAACTAATACGCTTAACATAACGATTAAAATTAGCAGTAAACACATCATCCCAAGTAATACCAGCAGACTCTACATTCAACCAAATAGACTTATTAGGACTCGTAATTTTAGGAAACACGTTTGTATCAAGATAATACCAATCATACCCTAATTCTGTAAACACATCCCAGTAACGAGGCTTCTTTAGGTTAATGTTTACACTATCATTATCATCATCGTCTACTAGATCCATACGAATCGCCCCATCATACAGCAACATACTAAGCATAACTTTACGGAACCACTTACGAAGAATAGGGTCCCCTACCGTATAATGCTTTGTCTGTAAATAGAAGTCTGGGCCTTTTACAAGATCTGCTACTGGAATATTAATCTTCTCAACAAGTAACTCGTCTTCACCATTAGTATTTGTGTCGTATACTGGGTGAATGTCAATAAACCTCGCCCTAAGCACACTAGACTCTACACTATTAACACCAAGGATTGTTTTAAGTCCAAAGATTGTTTCAATACTTGTTGCTCCACGAAAATCCATATTAGAGAGTGTTGTGAGTGCGTTTGTGGGCAGGTAGACGCTAAACGTGATGCTTGTGTTGCTTCGTAGTGGTCCGTAGCGTTGGATGTTGCTTCCTGTTGCGTATAGAGCGCGACTAGTACCGTATGTAAGAGCCGGAATAGTTCCCGTTGCGGCAGCAGGACCAAAGTTAGCGCCCGTATTAGCACAAGTAAACGTAGTTGTTGACGGCACAGAAACAACAGTAAAAGAACCATTAAAAGAGTTAGAATCATTAGTAACACCAGACACAACAACACTATCAGCAACAATAAGATTATGCGTCAAACCAGTAGTAATTGTAGACACGTTACTAGTCCTAGCCACATTAGTAATACTATTACCCCACTTAATACCAACACCCATAGCAGAAGAAGAATCAATAGTATTAAGAATCTTACGATCCCAAAAAATAGGAACATTATTCTGCGTATTAAGATCATCATAAGTAAAACCACTATCAGCAAAATCTTGAAGCGTACGATCAGCAATACCCGGAGTAGTTAACCGGTCAGCCGCATAAATAGGCTCATAACGAACCGGACCAAACGGAGACTTCCAACTAGTAAACGTCATCATAAGATTATTCTTATGAATAAACCCGATAATACGATCCTTTTCAGGATCAAACGTATCAAGACTATCAGTATAATACAACCCTAGATTATCTTGTGTAAGATTACGAACACTAGCACCATCATAAAACATAATACCACTCTTACCGGCCCAGAACACACCACCACCATACTCAACAATACTAGACGCACACAAACAACCCTCTGGGACAAGTTGTTCAACACTAAAGTTACTACGATCATTACCACGAAGAATATAAGTACGATCTTCTAGAAATACAAGAAGGCCCGTACTACTAGCACCCATACCACGAAACTGAGACTTGCCGGGGAAGATAATACTGTCAGCAGAATCCCGCGACAAATCAACCGCTTCGCGCTCATGAGAAGCACTAAATACTACACGATTAATATTAATATCATCATTAGCAAGATTACCGTACCATTGGTATCCAGCATAAATAGCGGTGTACAATCCAGCAAACTCATCAGCAGTACGATTAGACACAATACTACTATTACTAGTAGAAAAAGAAATATCGTTATCATAAGGATAAGCAATATATTCGTCTGCTTGAATAACAAAATTACATCCATAAGCAAGCGTTATTTGAGCATTATTTGGTGTAGCCTGAATCCTGCCAAGAAAGAAATTATCAGAAGCACGATACAAATTCCAACCCGCAATACCAGCAGACAACCAATGCCCTTCAGCAGACTCCCCAACAGTACCACTAGTAATAGTAGTTGTAACGGTTGTTGCAGCACTCATTAAACCACGACCATGCATATGCACATAAGGACGAACACTATGAAAATTAAAATCTATATCAGTAGTATAAGCAATAATAGTTCCATTATTATCAATAGCACTATCCCACATAAAAGGGTGCTTTTCAAGCGTAATATCAAAACCACTAATACTTTTAATAGTGCCAATATAACGATTATTTGCAGTAGCAAAAACAAACATACCAACACTAAGATCAGTAGTATTAGGTAAGGTAATAGTTTTACTATACGTTCTAGCACCACTAATATCGGTAACAGTCCAATTAGCCGTCATTGTTTTAGTAACAACACTAGTAGGCGTACTAACAGTATAAGCACCATATCCGCCCCGCCAAAAAAACTGGTAATGCTGCGAAGGCAAAGAAGGAGAACCAGCCAACGTAATCCACAACCCGCCACCAAGAGCAGACTTAGCAGACACCACACTCAAATCTTCAACAAAATCGCCCTCAACAAGAATTTCTTGCCCCAACAAAACAAACGAATTACTAAACACACGAAACACCGTACGAATCTGACTAGCAACAGTCGTATTAACAATCATACCAATACGAGGAGTACCAACCGGATCATACGTCGAAAACACACCCAACACACGCTCACCCGTAGTAGCAGGATACGTCACATCAAGAACAGCATTAGACGAAGAAAACGTATCAAACTTCTGAAAAGGCCCTCGACGACGAATAAGACCAGCACGATCAAACAAAACATCCTGCGACCAACGAAGAAAAGAATCAGGAATAAGAGTACCCGGAGCAGCCTGATTTAACCCCTCAGCCGCACCAATCTGATTAACAAAAGTTAAAGCCACTCAAACACCCCCTAGTAAGACCAATCATACGAATCTGTAATAACACCAATACGCTCAGGACGATCATACTGATTCATCCAAACATCCGCCCTCATCTGTTGATAACGAGCCTCAAACATATTTTGAAACACGCCAGACTGAGGATCATCATTAACAAGAAACGCCTTAACAAGCGCACCATACACAATAATACTATGATGACGAGCAGGAACATAAAACGTATCACTAGTAGTCGTAGCAGCCTCAGGAGTCCTAGTATAATACAAACGAAACGTTGTATTACTAGTAGTAGCAGGATACACCGTTAATTCGTCACCAATAAAATAATACTTACTAGGAGTACCCGGATCAGAAGTAACAATATACTCCTTCTCAATAATATCAGCACGTTCAGGAGTCATAGTAACCATATTAGTAGTATCCGTAAAACTAAGAACACTATTAACATCAGTTACATTATTAGTAACAAGCGTATTATTAGTAATCTGCGTTTGACCAGAAGGAACAACAATAGTCTCTACAGCCTCAAGAAAAGGCCATGGCTCACGAGTAGCAATATCAAAATACGACTCATTAAGAAGCAATAATTTTTGATCATCATCAAGATCATCAAAACCATACAACTCTATCTCAGTATACATCTCATCAAGCGTCACTCTTAACCACCTCCTTAGGAATATCTTTACTAATAAACTCTTTAATAACAGGACTCTTACCATGCCTACGAAGAAAATGCTCAAGAACCTCAGCAGACTCCTCACCAGCCTGATCAGTATTATAAGTCAACGCCTTACGATAATCCTCCTGAGACTTCACAATCTCATCATAAATCTGATTACCCGTACGCATAGTATCCGCCTGCTTCAAACGCAACATAGCGGCATCAACACTAGGAACAGCATCACCAAAACCCAACACCGGATAAGGACGCTCAGGACGCGGCATTTTAATAAAAACACACCAATCACCCGTATCAGCATTCTGATCAAAAAAAAGCCGTTCATCATACGCACTAACAGCACGATCAACCTTATACACGAGAGTATCTACACTACCTCTACCCGGAATATAAATCTTCACCTTAACAATCCCACTTCCTCAGACTCTTATTAATACGACTATTAGGATCATTCGCAGTCTTAGCACTAGTCAACTTAGACTTCATACCACTCATGCGAGCACAAAAACTTTTACGCCTACCAGCAGCAGTAGGACTTTTCTTAGCCTGCTTAGCAGACACGGGCGGCCTCAAAGTACCACCCTTATACGAAGCGCGACCCTTAGCATTTAAACCACCACTAGGATTCTTACCCTCTTTACGAGTCCATGCTTCACTCATAATCCGCGACGACGCTTCCAACGACACAAAGCATAACGATTATACGCAGTAGTACTCATTACATCCCCCTTGCCATTTTACTAGCCAACTTAGCAGCCCTAGTATTAGGAACAACTTGCTTACCACTCCTACTACCAGAACGCTTAACACGATTAGTAGCAGCCTTCTCACCAGCAGACAACTTACTCCAAGCCGCATCAGGCAAATACCTAGTAGTACCACCCTTACGCTTAGCAGGCTTACCATCACTCGTACGCCACTTCTCATTACTCCACTTACTTAAACTTTGTTGAGCCTTAGTTTTAGAACCCGAATACCCACCACCAGACTTCTTATACCGCAACGTAGCCAACTGAGCCTTACGAGCACTCCATTGACCCGGATTACCACCCTTGCTACCAGCCTTCACACTTGCAACAATACGCTTCCATCGAGGTTCATTAGTTCTTGCCACAAGCACTCCTTTCTATAGAAGAATGGGAGAGGGGCAAAGCCCCTCTCCCAAACAAGACTAGATACCAGTATCAGTACCACCATCAACCGTAATACCATAAAGAACAGCCTGATTGCTGCGCTTAGTGGCACCGAGGTTAATGTAACGAGCCATGATAGCCTCAAAAGCATCATGATCTGCGCGCTGACGAAGCGTCTGACCATCAGCATCAAGGAAATGCCAATCCTGATCCGAGAATACCTTCATGGTAGACTCGTCTAGAACATACATCTTACCATACGGAGCATCAATATCCGAAATAATCGGCATACCCGCATACGATAACGTACGAAAACCAGCAGCATAATTAAGCGAAGCCGGATCAATATACTGAACCTGATCTTCTAGCGTGAGGTACAACTCGCGTTGCACACCAAGCGTAGTAATCATAGCACTAGGCATTCCACCTTCAAGTCGAACCAGATTAAGAACCTTCTGGATCTTCTCAAGATCAATAGCACCAGCAGCGTCAAGACGCTGATTGTCCCAGAATGTTGCCGTCGAAGCATCAATCTCGCCAACAGTCGTAGCCGCATCAGAAACAAGCCGCTTAATGCCGTCAACCTCATTAGAGCGCGAACCCGAGGCCGAAGCAGCACCATCAACAGCAGAACCAGCACGAGTAACAAAATGACTCGTCGTCGTAGTAACAGTAGCACCAGAGATAGTAATCGTGCTATTAGCATAACTAACCGCCGTAATAGTACGAGCAGCAGCAATAGTATCAACATCTGCGGCTGTACCAATATCAACTACCATACCAACATATAACTGACCCTTACGGATAGCCTCAGCACCACCAGCCGTATTAAGACTAACCGTAGCAGAAGCAGTAGTAGTGGCACAAGTAGCAATACGAGCCGTACCATCACCATAAACCTGCCGCGCAAGATCCTTACGCAGATCGTTACGAATACCATCAAGTTCCGACTTCAAAGCCTGAAGAAACGAACCAGCCTCATTCTTAGTCTTAGCCATCGACGGACCCGTAACCGAAACGCGACCATACAAGTACTTCAGATCGTATACAGCCTTGCTGTACGTCTGATTACCTGCGGCTGGAAGCGAATCATTCTCAGCGCGAGCACCAATACCCCCCGAACGGGACGTATGAAGCGGAATATAAGCCCGTTTACCGACAAGATCCTCAGAACGCGACTCAAGCCGCGAAACCAGAAAAACCTCGTTATTCAACTGCTCAGCAACCGGCCCAAGGTAATACTCTTTAAGAATATCACTAACCGAACTAAGCGTACTATAAAAGCCATTTGTAATAGCCATAAAACACACCTCCAAAATAATTTAATTAAGAATTATTACGAAGGGCCTCCATCGCAGCCTTATGAGCCTCATCCAACGAAGCAAAACTCCGATTAGGCTGACTAGACAAAGCCGTAGGAACAGAAGTAGCACCCAAAGGCACCTGCTTAGCCTGAAGATAATTACCCAAAAGATGCTGCTGAATAGCATGATACTGTTCAGAAGCCGCAATAAGATCACCATCAGTAGAATAAGCCAGATTATAAATAACAGACAAATCCTCATCACCATAAGTAGGATTCATCGTTTTAATAGTCTGTTCCTGATGCTCTAACTCGCCAATATACTCTTGCTGAACGCGCTCCTGTTCGAATTGCGCCCTAAACTGTCGCATATCCTCTAACTCTGCGGCTAGAGAAGGCGGAAGACCCTCATAATCACCAACATCTGGAGCGTATTCCTCAACCTGCTGCTCATTATACCCCATTTCTTGTAAGCGGTTCTGCATAGCGGAAACAAACTGATGTGCAACATCAGGGTCCGTATCCATAGCCTGCCACATTTGGAGAATATTATTCGCCTCACTAGGATCAACTCCAGTATCCGAAAAAGCCTCGTAATTACGACGCAAATCGGCGATCTCCTGAGTCTTACGAGTGTAATCAGCCTGCATAGACCGATAAACTTGCTGCATATCTTCAGGTAAAACATTCGGATCAAACTTAGTAAACGATTCCACATCAGGATTATCGTCAACCATAGCGTCCGAAACAGTTGCCGTATCCTCATCATAAGACTCTGGAATAACGGCTTGAAGGGCTTCGATAT